AAATTTAGCTAGACCTTTCTTGTTTGAGCCAAATGATCCAATAACAAGAAATGCAATCCTTGCGGTTGTTAACAGTTTATTGACTGATTTGGTAGCAAAACGTGGTATTACAGATTATCTTGCAGTTTGCGATACAACAAATAACACACCGCAACGCATAGCTAATAATGAATTGTATGTTGATGTAGCAATACAGCCAACAAAAGACGTTGAATTTATTTACATACCAATTAGATTGAAAAATCCTGGAGAAATTCAATCAGGTAATTTAGCATCGGCAGCCCCAGTAGGAGCAGGAGCATAATATGGCAGTTTCTTCATTAACAAGATTTACAGTACCTTTAGGAGGTAATCAAAGCGCATCAACACAGGGCTTATTGATGCCTAAACTTAAGTTTAGATTCAGAGCCTTGTTTGAAAATTTTGGAGTAAGTAATCCTAAAACTGAACTTACTAAGCAAATTATTACTTTTGCTCGTCCAAGTGTTACTATGGAACCAATCGAGGTACCAATCTACAATAGCAGAATTTATCTCGCTGGTCGCCCAACATGGGCAGCCAGTGCGATAACATTACGTGATGATGCTGGTGGTAATGTAAGCAGATTAGTCGGTGAGCAATTGCAAAAGCAATATGACTTTCTTGAACAAGCAAGTGCAAGTAGTGCTATTGATTATAAGTTTCAAACTGTTCTCGAAATTCTTGATGGTGCGAATGGAGTAACAGAGCCCACAGTCTTAGAAGCGTGGCGTCTTGAAGGTTGTTTCTTGAATGAGGTCAATTATCAAGATATGGATTATGGCAGTAATGAATTGGTAACTATCTCTCTAACATTACGTTATGATAATGCGTTACAAACAGTTGGTGGTGGTGTAGGTCTACCAGGTATTACTCAGTTTAATCCAGCCTCGTCTATTACTGGATAATGATGTTTTTATTTTAACAAAAAGGCCCAAAATTTGGGCCTTTTTAATTGATAAATAATATTATGTCCCTATACAGTTCAAATCTTAAAACATTGTCACCTGGTGAGTATACTCAGCCATATAAACACGCAACTAAATTATTTGTAGCGGATACATTTAGATTAGCTCCTAAACAAACTTTTTTATATTATGTGGTATTTGAAATTGATCCATCTCAAACAGAATTAGGAAGTGGATTATTAAATAACACTTTAGAATTCGCTAATAGATATCAAAGATTAGAAAATGGTCTTTTAGTTAAAGATATTGAACTACCAAAATTTAGTATGGGTATAAAAACATTAAATGCCTATAATCGCAAAAATATAGTTCAAACAAATATTTCATACGATCCAATAAGCGTAGTATTTCATGATGATACTGCTAACGTAATCACCAATTTTTGGAATGATTACTACACTTACTATTTTAGAGATAGTGATTATACTGCCGCAAGTTACGGTGTGCCATCAAAATATACTAGACGTAATTTGTCAGGATGGGGGTATTCTCCAAGAAATAAATCAACTGCAACTTTTCTCAAGAGCATAAGAATATTCAGTTTGCATAATAAAAAATTCACCGAATATTACTTAGTGAATCCAATTATTAATTCATGGAGACATGGCAGACACGATGCATCGTCAAATACGGGTATAATGGAAAATTCAATGACAGTTTCTTATGAGACTGTGAAGTATTTTACTGGGTTTATAAATCCTGTTAATGTAGATGGATTTAGTCTATTGCATTATGATAATCAAAAAAGTCCTATTGCTGGAGATTTTTTAGGAGATATCGACGCCGTAGGCGCACTGAATTTAATTGACAGTGCGCCAAAAGATTTACGTAAGCCAGATGGATCCCAAGGTGCTGGAGGTCCTTTAGGTAGCTTATTGACTGCTTTTAGAACTTATCAAAATTTAAAAAATGCTAATTTAAAAGGTGCTGCTGCCGCGAGTATAGCTGCTGTAGGCACATCTGTTATTAACGATGTAATAAATGGTTCTACGTCTTTTCCAACTAATACAACTAATACTTCTAGAGTATTTACTAATTCTTTTAATGCCACACCATCATATGCTGATGGTGGATCTTCTAATCTTGTTACATTAGCAGATGGAAAATTTGCTGGAATACTTACAGGAGCATCAATAAATGCAAGTCAGCAACTGGGTATACAATTAGGAGCAGCAGTAAGTAGAGGTATCGCAGGTGCTACATCACCTACTAGCGGAGAATGGACTAGAGTTTATGACGTTGCTGGAGTTACAAGTGCAATTTCAATTAATTCAAGTTCAATGATGCCTCCTACTGGTACATCTACAGCGTATGTGGTCGATAGTGGCGGAAATACTATCAATCAATTTACAGTTTCCGGTAGTTCATCTAGATCATATGATCCAACAGATGCGAGTTTGAATTTAAAATATTCGCAATTAACAACGGATGCATCTGGTAGAGATGTTATAGTAGCAACGTATCAAGATGGAACAATTGTAAAATTTGATGAACAAACAGGTAATACTTTAAGTGTATTATCAGCGTCAGATGTAGATAAAGCTTTAGGAATTCCTGAATCTATGAATTTTGCACCAACTGATACAGGAACACTTATTGCTCAGGGACAAACAGTTCCTGCTACAGCAACACAGATAATTACCAATACAACAAATAATGTTGTTTCTGCCGTTGGTGGAATAGCTACTGCTAGAATAGTTGATTTGGGTGGTGCAGCGGGAACTTTGTTGGGTAGTAGATTTGGCGCTGGTGGTGCAGTGGTAGGTGGTTTAATAGGAAGAGCATTAACAAAAGAAATTGCAACGCGGACAGGTAATCAGATTGGTAACGCAATATCAGGCGGTATTACTCCAATTGTGGATAAACTTACTGGTGAAATTCGACAAGGTATAGATAATTTTACAGGCTCAATAAAAAATGTGGTAGGTAGTTGGACAGGATTAGGTGGTTATAATGCAAGTGCGCCATACGATAACTTAGTAAGTACAACTTTTGAACCAGGTGGTGGTGTAAATTATCTTTACAAAAATGGTGACACTTTATACGAAGATGCGGCTGGAAATGTTATATTTAATAAAGGAACCAGTGATGTTGGATTAAAAGGTTTCTTTAATAATCCGTTCGGTAAAAACATTGATGTTGCTGGACCATCATTAGGCGCAGAATATGGATCTATATGGACAGATGGTAGTGGTAACCCAATATTAGGTGGTGACGGCAACTACGTTGTCAGTGGAGATTTGTCTGATTTGGGTTCAATTAACTATGGTTTTGATCAAGCTGACTATCTTGCCGGACCAGATGGTGATATATGGTCAGATGTTGATTTAGTCGGTATCGATAGTGGTGATTTTGCTTCTGGTATCGATGATGGATTTGATTTTGATAGTGACTTTGATTGGTTAGATTTTTGATCATGAACACACAACAATATTTTAATACTTATTTTGATCCTAAAGCTCAGATAAATCAGGACGTAAATGATGCTATCTTGAGTTATTTTGAACAACAAACTGGAAACTTGGAAACAGCCAAACAATTAGTACAATCTATTATAGATACAGCCACTGCACAAAATATAGATCCATTATCAGTATTGAATACGTTTGTTAATCTAAAAACTTCTGAGTTAAGTCCAATACTTGCATTATATCTTAATTCTAGTAGAGCCAATACGAGTTATCTAGGAGTAAAAATACAACCAAAACAAAATCAATTCGTTACACGGAGTATAATTAACTAACATGGCAAAATATGCAAATGGTTTTTATGAAATGAAAAATCCACAAAAATATGTGGGCAATAAACAACCTCATTATAGATCATCTTGGGAATTAGCCATGATGAATTTTTGTGATAACAATCCCAATATTCAACAATGGGCAAGTGAAGCCCTACATATAAATTACAGAAATCCATTTACGGGAAAAAATACTATATATGTGCCTGACTTCTTAATTGTATACGTTGATAAGAATGGACAAAAACACGGCGAAGTTGTTGAAATAAAGCCAACCAAAGAAACTTTTATGGAATCAGCAAAAAGTAAACGTGATAAAGCAATGGTAGCATTAAATGCATATAAATGGGATGCAGCTAGAAAATTTTGTGCGACACAAGGACTAACATTTCGTGTAGTAAATGAATCTGATATTTTTCATCAAGGCAAAAAGCGTTAATCTAGGAGAATCAAAATTACTAAGAAACTGGAAGAATTATTCAATTTATCGTCAGAAAATACGGCGACTGAAACAGCAGCAATCATAGAAGAAAACAAAGTTCTTATAGAAGAAATAGATACTGCTATAGATAAAATTGACGCGGCATTGCCGCTTGTTAGAGGTTTAGATGTCACCGAAGCTGAAATGGATGAGTTAGCAAATTTAGCTAAAGAAAAATTTAATGACTTGATGGATCTTGGTATGAACATGGAAGCTAGATTCAGTGGAACAGTGTTTCAAACGGCTGGAGTATTGTTAGGTCATGCTATAACTGCTAAGCAGGCTAAATTAGATAAAAAACTACGTATGATTGATCTACAGTTGAAAAAACAAAAGATTGATAAGCAATATAAAGACGAAGGCAATTTCCCAGTTGAGGGTGAAAGTAAAATAATGGATAGAAATAGTCTATTGGCGGCAATTCTTGGTAAAACAACCACATAAAATTGCTTTTTGTATAAATATTACATATAGGAATTACTATGAAGAGTTTTAAAGCATATTTAACAGAAAGTCATCACACCTACGATTTTAAGGTGCGACTTGCTTGCGAATTGCCAGATGACATGATGGGTAAAATAAAGTCAGTTTTAGAGGCTTATAAAGTATCATCTGTGAGCAAGCCAAAGAGATTACCAATACAGGAAACTCCTGAATTTCCAAGTTTAGGACCTGTTGAAATAAACATATTTGATGTCAGTTTACATTATCCATGTAATGACGAACAAGTTAGGACGCTAATCGCTGAACGTTGTGGTTTAAGTTTAGCGATGGTTAAAGTAACTCCAGCTCACAGTCCTTATGAAGCAGTAGCTAGTGGCTTAGAAAAGAGTAATCTAGGTGACAGTAAACAAAGTGTATTGTTACAGGATGAAATGAAAGCTGAAAAAGTCCCAGCAAATCTAGTTGGTGACGCTAGAATTCCTGAACTAATTAAGGAACTTGAAGAGACTAGAAAATATGAGTATAGTCAAATTGCTGGTGGTAAAACTAAAAACCCACAAACAACTAACGATGTGCCTGTTGGAAAAATAAGTCCATTAGGATCACATAAGCCAAAATTGCCTTCTTTAAAGAAATAACTCGGAAAGACCTACCATGAGTAACAATATATACGATATCATGAAAAAACTAAATGCTGTAGAAAGCATTGATAAACCAACACAAGAACCCAAAAATGCTACACTACTTGAATCTACTATGAATCAAGTGTTGAGTGAAAAATACATGGGTTTTGACAAAGTTGTTGCATCTGCTAAAAAAAGTGGAGCTAGAGATCCTGAAGCAGTTGCTGCTAGTATAGGTCGTAAAAAGTATGGCAAAGAAAAATTCCAAAAAGCGGCAGCGGCCGGTAAAAAGTTAGGCGAGAATGCTAGGTTATCTGAAAGAACATGGACAGATCCGGAAACAGGTGAATTTCATGGTCCCTTTTCGAGCAGTATTCGCCCGTCGAATCAACAGCAATCCAATTACAGTGATACTGTTCCCAGAGATTCAACTGGTAAACCAACACAAACATTTATAAAACGTCCATCTGGCGGATTTCCTGGATTAAATATTCCATCTCAACAGCCTTATGTAAAAACAGATTCTAACGTTATTAATAACGCTCTTAAACAAAACGCACAAGAACCGGCAGTTAAAGAAGATGATATGGAAGAAGGTAATAAATTTACTGGTAATCTAGCTAAAGCTCGCGCCAAAGGATTAAAGAAAGCTGATCTTGATGGTGATGGAGATATGGAAACAGTTAAAGAAGAGAAAAAAGAAACTAAAACTGGTACAATACATAAAGCTAAACCAGGACGTTATGGTGGTTACAATCCGGAAACTGATCCAGACAAGGATGACGATGAAAAGAAAGCTGAACCAGCGGTGAAACGCGGCCGTGGTCGTCCTAAAAAAGGTGCTGATAGCGATACCGGTGAAGTTAAAAAGTGGGATACTGATACATTGCAACGTTGGATTGTTGGTAGTAAGCCAAAAACATTACCTGGTAAAGCTAGCGTCAAGCACAAAATGAAAGATGAAAGTGTAGAGCAAGGTGTGGCGGAAGGCTCAAAAAATAAGAAGATCCCGGCAAGCAACAAACCAGTTAAGCCAGAAGATTTATATGTTTCACTAAAAGATATTCCAGCCAAAAAGCCACGTGGACATACCCAATATGATCCCGCCAAAGAGTTTCCTGGGGTAAAAGCATTTAAAAAGCAAGGTGTGGCGGAAGGCCGATCACCAATTCCGCCAAATTTCCCACGCTCATTGGCTAAAAAGATTTATGAACATTTTGATGGTGATGTGAATAGCACACTAATTACTATGTGGAATATTCATAATACAGTTATGGAAAATGTAGCACCAAGCAAAAAAAAAATAAATGAAGGCATGTCTTTTGAACAAGCAACTACCAAGCCTGCTAACAAACCAGTTGTAGGAACCTATAAAGGTGGTGTTTGGACAGCAGACCCACCCAAAAAGGGTGAAGTTGGCGTGCCTGTACCACAAAATATAGATGGTGGAAGTGCTCCTCCTCCTACAAAACCAGCTAAGCCCGTTAAATCACAAAAGAAAGCAGAAGTTGACACTACTGATACTGGACTAGCAGAAATGTTAAATTTGGCAGGTATAAAAAATTCCATTTCAGAAGCCGAAATCGCTGAGTGCGGAATGAGTCCTATAAGTGGTCAATATATGAACGATGCTGAAGGACGCATGAGTATTAACACTAATATGAGTACTGATGGCAATAAAAGCGTAACGATCACAGCAGATGGAGATTCAGCAGTTGAACTTATGAAAATGTTAAAAATGGCTGGATTGCATGCAGATGGTAGTGAGGACACTGACATTGAAAAAATGTCAGAGGAAAAAGATGATAGATACGAAGCAAATACTACTCCAGAAGAAGAGGTATTACCAATACAAACACAATTAAAAGGTGGTGATGGAGAAGTAGCTGGAAAAGAAAAAAAGATGACTCCTCATGGATATCAATTTGCAGATAATCCGATAGCTATGAAAGAAAGTATGACATTAAAACTAATGAAGGAATACGAAAGTATTAAAAAAGTAAAATGAAAATAAAAGAAATTTTATTGTCAGAAAATGTTCCTAGTTTAGGTGACAGTTTTGATATTGAATTGGGAAATATTCTAATTGAAACTGGCATCATAGGATTTATGCCAGACGGTGTTATAGTTGAATCTGATTCTGCTGTGTTCAATCTTTTTAAAACAAATGGATTGCTGGACACTAAGTTCATATTTACTGAAAGTAGAATGCGTGATGTAGATATGATATTTCGACAGTTAGCGGACGGCACTCGTGGTATTACCGATGTAATGAATAATCCTGCTACGGGAGAAGAAAGATATGTTTCTTCTAGACTTCAAGACATGTTTGATGAAGTAATAATGGATTATGATTTAAATCCTGATGTTGACTACAATAAAATAATAGATGTTTTGACAGACAGAATTACCGATGAATTTACTACAACTGACGACGATAAAAATGACATTAAGCCACCAGTAGTAACAGAGGCAGAGTATAGAGGCAATAAAGTCTCTTTAGGTAAACCTACACGCGGCGATGTTAAAAAATTCAAAGTTTATGTCAAGGGACCAAAGGGTAATGTAGTCAAAGTTAATTTTGGCGATCCTAACATGCGAATTAAAAAATCAAATCCTGCTCGTAGAAAAAGTTTTAGAGCAAGACACCGTTGTGAGACTCCTGGGCCAAGATGGAAAGCTAGATATTGGTCTTGCAGGAAATGGTAAAGAAATGAAAATAAAAGAAATCATCTCTGAACAACATGTAGGCAATGCACCTCGTAGATATCAACAAGCAAGTGCAGGACTTAACAAATTCAGAGATAAACGTTTTGCTGATAGAATATACGAACTTAATAGAGTAATGATGGCGGTAGCATCTTCTGATGGAAGTTCACCATTACGCCCAGAGATAGATGCCGAATCATGGGCTGGAAGAAACAACATTGCGGTTCCATACACTGAAATTGAACAAAAAATGTTAAAGCAAGCATATGGTGCTGTTGGTTCACATTACGAAGATTTAAATGGTGGCGATTTACGTAGTCAGGAAATGAAGTCAACAAATAAAGTAAGTCCAGTTGCTAGTAAAAAGAAAAATCGTTATGGTGTATGATGGATTCATTACAAGAACTAAAAGTCTTAGCTGGAATTTCTAATAGACCTAAGTGGCAAGAATATAAACCAGGACAAACGGAAAACATTAGTTATACTGGGACAGAAAAAGCGCAGTTAATGCGTAAGCATGATATCAAACCTGGAACTCAAGCCTGGTTTAAACTTTGGTTTTCACTTCCTAAACTAACTGGCGAAAAACCAATTTGAAAAAAATTCTATAATAAATAGATATTATGGAATCAATTTTAATTAAAAAGCCAAACTTACAAGAATCTTACACATTAGAACAAATAAATGAAATACTAAAGTGTGCAGATCCTATTACCGGACCAGAATACTTTTTAAGTAATTATTTTTATATACAGCATCCCGTAAAGGGAAGACTTAGATATAGTCCTTTTGAATATCAAAAAAGATTAGTAAATTCTTATCATAAGTATAGATTCAGCATTAGTCTGATGCCACGACAAACTGGCAAATCGACCACTGCTGCCGGATATCTGTTATGGTATGCTATGTTTGTACCAGATAGTACTATTCTGGTTGCAGCGCACAAATATACAGGATCACAAGAAATAATGCAACGTATAAGATATGGATATGAAAGTGTTCCAGATTTTATACGTGCAGGTGTAACTACATACAATAAAGGTAACATAGATTTCGATAATGGATCGCGTATTGTCAGCACAACTACAACAGATAATACAGGTCGTGGTATGGCTATATCACTATTGTACTTAGATGAGTTTGCATTCGTAAAACCACGAATGGCAAAAGAATTCTGGACATCTATCAGTCCAACTCTAGCAACTGGTGGTAAATGTATAATTACTAGTACACCGAACAGTGATGAAGATCAATTTGCTATTATTTGGAAACAAGCAAACAAATGTGTGGATGAATATGGCAATGAAACCGAGATAGGAATAAATGGTTTCAAGGCTTTCCGTAGTTACTGGCAAGAACATCCAGACCGTGATGAAAATTGGGAAAAACAACAACGGGCTCAGTTAGGTGAAGAACGTTTTCGTAGAGAAATGAACTGTGAATTTATTATCGAAGAAGAAACCCTAATAAATTCAATTACATTGCTTGAGTTAGGTGGTATAGATCCACTGACAAAGCAGGGACAAATTCGTTGGTATAAAAAACCAGAAGCAAACAAAACATATATAGTAGCTTTAGACCCAAGTTTGGGCACTGGTGGCGATCCGGCAGCTATTCAAGTGCTTGAATTGCCATCAATGTATCAAGTTGCTGAATGGACACACAATAAAACACCAATTCAACAACAAATAAAAATCTTATCTGAAATTACTAAAACATTAGTTGAAGTAACACAAACTTCAAATACTGTGTATTACAGTGTAGAAAATAATGCAATAGGTGAAGCAGCTTTACTGGCAATATCTGAAATCGGAGAAGAAAACATCAAAGGTGTGTTTCTAAGTGAACCGAAACGGGCGGGTACTACCCGTGCTTATAGAAAAGGATTTACAACTACTAATAAATCAAAAATTGCAGTATGTAGTAAATTGAAAAGTTTGATTGAAAATAAAAAAATGACTGTTGCTAGTAAAAACTTAATAAGTGAACTTAAAACGTTTGTTGCGTCTGGTGTTACCTTTCAGGCAAAAGCAGGCGAAACAGATGATTTAGTTATGGCTTTATTATTAGCAGTGAGAATGGCAACATTCCTGAGAGAATTTGATATGAATTTAGATGAACAATTAAAAGATAAATCAGATGATCTAGTATTGCCAATGCCATTTATTATTGCTTAGATGTGATAAATAAAACTATGGACGAATTAAATTTAGTAGCAAAAGAACTCTTTAACAAGATTAGAAATAGATTTTCAAATTTGGTAATCAAAGATGAAAAGCTACAAACAACTCTTGATCCTGAAACTGCAAGATTTTACTATTTCGATTTTGAAAAGGATGGTAGATCATTAGGACATGTAAATATTTCTTTGATCAACAATACTTTAAAAGTATACTATGATAAAAACATAGATAAATTTTTGGATCCTACCGATAAAAAAGAATGGTTTGACTATTTAAAAAGTTTACGTCTTTTTGCTAAAAGTAATTATCCTACTATTGAAACTTTCGATGTCAGAGACATTGATAAAAGCGGCTTAAACATTAAAGATTTAGTACATATTAAAAGCACTGATACCACAAAAAACAAAAATGAAGTTAGTGAATCTAAACGTTATGGCACAAGTAAAAGTAGCTATGAAAATTTAGATGATGTTCGAATAATTACCAGACATAGCAAACCTATCATTGATGATACTGATCCAGCCGCAAGAAGTAGAAATATAAGCACTTTTTATATAGAAAATGCTGAAGGTGAGAGATATAAATTACCAGAGGGTACTACCTTAAATGGTGCTAGAGTCTTTGCAAGACATGTTAAAAATGGTGGTCATCTACATGATGATTTCGGTAAACATATTACTAAAATTGTTTCAGAAATGAAATCACTAAAGACGTTTGTGCGAAACATGCGTGGTAGAACATTTGAAGACGTTGAAACTAATCAAATGATTGAATCGGCTATAAACTACTATGGTAAATTACATCGTGATTTATTTACCATGCGTAGTCAACGAGGTTACGATCAATATAAAAATTTATGGACTCCAGAGTTAGATGAAACTGATGACAGTATAGATTTAAATGAATTAAAAGAGCGTTTTGTAAAAAGAATATTCGATGATAGATTAATGAGTGCATTACCTGTAGTCAAAAAAGCTTACGAAACTGATGTTGGTGGAATAGGTAAAGAATTTGAATCCTGGGCCAATAATATGATTGAGGACATGAGTACAGACGTTAATACTATTAGTCCTACTCCCAGAGACATGGATTCAAATAGTGAATTTGATTATGATGTTGAAAGCTCAAGTCTTACTAATTTGTTGGATAAAAATAATTTTGATTACAAACTTATTGATGGTATTTTTTACTTCACAAGTAAATCAGAAGTTGAGCGAGCAAAAGACATCATTGCCTCCCATGATCCAACAGAAAAATTTCCGCCTATGAAAGTTAGAAATTACGACTATGGTTCCTATGGTAGTAGTACATTTGATAGAGAACTACCAAATGGCAAAGGCGTAATGGAACAAGATATATCAAAACTTCTTCAGTTAGCCGGTTTAGCCAAATAAATTGATTTTCGATTATGTGATGCATATAATGTGCTTCATGCCTAAGAAAATTTACATCTTCCAAGAAAAAAGATAAATAATAATGTTACAAAGTTGCACAGGGCGACTTTGTATCTAGGCACATCATCATGGTTAAACATTAAGGAAAAACATCATGGCAACAACATTAGCACAAATTAGAGCAAAACTACAAGAACAAGAAAATACCAAACTTTCTGGTAGTTCAATGGGAGCAGACAACGGCTTATTCGCACATTGGAATATGCCAGAAAATACAATCACTCGCGTTAGATTTCTCCCAGACGCAAATCAAAAAAATCCATACTTTTGGCTAGAAAAACTAACAATTAAGCTACCTTTTATCGGTGTAAAGGGTCAAGCAGAAAGCAAGCTTGTTACTGTACAAGTTCCATGTATGGAAATGTGGAATGAATCCTGTCCAATTTTGACTGAAGTCAGAACTTGGTTCAAGGACAAGAGCATGGAAGAAATGGGTCGTAAGTACTGGAAAAAGAAGAGCTATCTGTTTCAAGGATTTGTTCGTGATAATCCCGTACAAGACGACAAGCAACCAGCGAATCCTATTCGTAGGTTCGTAATTAGCCCACAGATTTTCAATCTGGTAAAGAATGCATTGCTAGATCCAGAGTTGGAAAATATGCCAACTGATTATGAGCAAGGTCTTGATTTTAATATCAAGAAAACAAGCAAGGGTGGATATGCTGATTACAGCACCAGTTCATGGGCTCGTAAAGAAAGTGCATTGTCTCAAGCAGAATTGGCAGCAATTGAACAATATAGACTGTTTAATTTGGCAGACTTTTTGCCTAAGAAGCCAACTCCTGAAGAAGTTTCAATAATTAAAGAAATGTTCGAGGCTAGCGTAAATGGTGAACTGTACGATGCTGAACGTTGGGCATCATACTTTAAGCCACTTGGCTTTACTTCTGGAGGTAAAGTTAGTTATGGTGGCGATGATGAAGAAACTCCTTCACCAAAGAGAGCCGAAAACAATAGTTCTATATCTATGACATCGGCTACTAAAACAGCGTCTGTGAAATCACCAGTATCTACACCAGACGAAGATGATGATTCTCCGTTTGTACCAGAGGTAAAATCACAGCCATCTATAACAGTTAAGCCTGCACAACGTGCAGAAGATATTTTGGCTATGATTCGTAATCGTCAAAAAGCTTAATTAAAAAATAAAACAACCACACAAAGGGTATGTAACAGTACCCTTTTTTCGTATAAACTATTGTAATTAAAAGGAATATAGTATGGCTAAACCATTTGACGTAGCAAAATTTAGAAAATCAGTAACAAA